CCTTGCATGGCCAAGCGCCATTCGTATAATCCCTCGCAGCTGCCCGGGTGGCGAAATCGGTAGACGCAGCGGATTCAAAATCCGCCGTAGCAATACGTGTCGGTTCGAGTCCGACCCCGGGCACCATCTATAATTCAATGACTTAATGCCACCCAAGCGGGTGGCCTTAAGTTTTTATGCCACCTAGTGGCGGCAAAGTGGCGGCAGAGAAATTTGATGATCGAGAAAGGCGGCAGAGCGTTGGCTCTGTCGCCTTTTGTTTTTGCTGCTGTTACTCGGTCACTTCTGGCAGGTCGTCGATGGCTACTTCGAGGCTGATGTTGTTGGTGTAGCCGCTGTTGGTCAGGCTGTGCACGACCCTGGTCAGTATCCAGCCGGCCTCGTCGATCTGCGGCTTGAATCCCCTGACGGTGGTGGGTTGTTCCGGGTAGAGCTCGGGGCGGCCGGTGGCCAAGGTGATCTCGAACTCGGCGACGCCACGCTGCAGGCGTTCCCACTCGGCGCGGGCGGCGCGCAGGGCGTTGGTCTGGTTGGCATAGATGTGGCGCAGCACCTTGACGTTCTCGCTGTCGCCGATCAGTAGTTCGCGGCCCTCTTTGTCGACGGTGGTGTCGCTGGGCAGTGCCTGCTCCGGCTTTGGCTTGGTTTTGCGTTTGCGCTTGAGGGTTGAGCCTTTGGTGGCAGCCTTCTTCGGGTCGTGCCAGTTGGCTGATACGCCGGTGTAAGCGTCACGGTCAGCCACGGCGAAGCGGTGCTGATCTCCGTCCTGGCGGGTGATGGTGACGGAGGGAAGCGGTTTGCCGCTGGCGGTGAGCCCCTTGCCCTGGCCGATGAATAGCAGCCGACCCGATTTGATGGTGGTCAGGGCGCCGCATTGGCCGGCCAGGCGGGTGAGGAAGGCGGGATCGCTTTCGTTCTGCTGGTCGATGTGGTCGATCAGCATGCCCTTGAAGCGCTCGGCGCAGGCGGGGGTGAGGCCGTGGCGCTGGGCGATGGTGTCGACAATGCTGCCGACAGTCTGCTGGTGATAGCTGGTCTGGCGCAGTTTGTTGAGGCTGCCGCGCAGGTCAGCTGACTTGCCCCGGATGGTGAGCTTGTCCGGGGTGCCTGAGTGCTCCACCTCGTCGATGGTGAACTCCCCTTTATCAACCAGCGGCTGCCCCTGCCAGCCGATCAGGGCGCGCATTCTGGCGCCCCGGCGCGGCATGGCCAGCTGACCGTCGCTGTCGTCGAGTTCGATGTCGATGGTGTCGGCATCAAAGCCGCGATTGTCGGTGATGGTCATGCCACCAAGGCGGGGGCGGATGGTGGCGGATACGTCCTTGCCGTCGATCAGCAGTTGGTAAGCCGGGGCCTTGTGGTCGGCGCCAGTGACGCTGAATTGCCCCAGCTGGCTGGTCAGGTTGCTGCTGACAGCAGAGAGCGCGTTATCTATCAGGCTCACAGCAGGCCCCCGATCTTGTTGCCAACGGTGCCAACGATGTTGCTGATTCCCAGCCGACTGGCGATGCCGCCGATGGCACGACCTAGCAGTTTGTTGCCCAGGCTCGTCTCGTCGTCGTCCACGCGCTTGAGGTTCATGGTGAATTCAATCTTGCGGGCGGTGCCATCAGAGAAGAATTCTGAGCGGGTGACGCTGGTGCGCTCGATGACGAAATAGCCCCGCATCACGCCATCCCCCTGGATCAGGGGGAAGGCCTGGCCGGTGTCGGCCATTTCGTGGAGCAGGTCGAGGGAGACGGGCCCGCCTGTCAGCTCAGGGTAGAGGGTGCCGGAGAACACGGTGGTTTCGTCATCTGGCCCTGTGAACTGGTAGGCTGGACGGGCGCCGACCCGGGGGTTACCCGGGTGACGCCATGATCGCTCATCCTGTTGTGACTGGGGGGCGAAGGTGGAGCGCTGGAACACGAACCATCCCAGGGTCATCATCATGATGCTGCCTCCTTAGCTGTTGTCGCGCAGGCTGGCGCGGGTGCGCGCTGATGCCTGCCGTTCGCGGCGGTCCAGTTCACGACGCACCTCTTGCGCCACATCGGCGCCGGATTGCCCTGGCTGCTGCACGATGTTGATGGGGGCGTAAATCTGGGTTGACCCGCCCCCTCTGGCCGGTGCCAGCTTGGGTGTGTCTATGATGCGAGGGCTTGACCTGATGGCGTCAGACGGTTGGTGTAGCACTGCAGGCACTACCTGTTCGCGGATGGTGCGGGCCGTATCTGCGGGCTGGCGTAGCTCGGCAGGCATGACCTGTTCGCGGATGGTGCGGGCCGTATCTGCGGGCTGGCGCAGCTCGGCAGGCATGACCTGCTCGCGGATGGTGCGGACGGTATCTGCAGGCTGGCGTAGCTCGGCAGGCATGACCTGTTCGCGGATGGTGCGGGTGGCATCCTGATGCGGTTGCATGGCAGCCAGTGGCATACTGGCCAGCATGGCCGCTGATGCCATGGCTGCGGTGTGACGACGGCTGATGATGCTGGCGGGGCCTTTCACAACTTCTGGCCCATGTTCCCCGGCGATCCCCCATTTCCCAGCCGGGATCAGACCTCCCTTATCGTAAAAGCCCGCGAACCAACCCTCTTTCCTGGCCTGTACGGCTGGTGCTGTTGATGAGTGCTGCACGTCTACTTTTGTTGATGACCCCCATTTCATCCAGTCCGGCAGGATGTCGGTGATGGATTTCACCTTGGCCTTGAGTTCTTCCCATTTGGCCGAGATGCCGCCGAGCAGGCCGTCGATGATGGCTTTGCCCGCTTCGAGCGCCTTGGATGGCAGTGTGGTCAGGTAGTCCCAGAATTCACCGGTTGCCGCTTTGCACTTCTCCCAGGTGGACTTGAACCACGGCCCGAGCTGATCCCAATTCTTGTAGATGAGGTAAGCGCCGACGGCGATGGCAGCAATGCCCGCGATAATCCAGCCGATGGGGGTGGTGAGGATGGCAACCCCTAGCTTAAGAAAGCCCAGGGACAGTCCCTTGAGCAGGGTCAGCAGTGGCCCCCCCATGGTCAGCATCATGCCCAGACCCATCTTGATGGCGGCAATGGGGCCCAGCAGGCCGGCCAGCACCAACAGCAGACCACCGCCCACGGTCGCGGTGACGGCGGTGATGGCGGCCACCTTGGCGATGGTGGCGGTGAGCTCCGGGTTTTTGCGCATCCATTCACCGACGCCACGGGTCATGGCGGTGATCTGCTGGATCAGGCCGCGCAGTGGGCCATTCTGGGAGGTCATCAGCTCGATGTTGAGGTCTTGCCATGCCGAGGTTAAGCCATCGATGTCACCACGGGCGTTATCGGCCATGACGCGGGCAACTTCGGCGGCTTCGCCCGTTGCACCGTACACGCTATCTCTTAACGCTCGAACGCTGTCAGCCCCCTTTTTCGAAGCGGCAACCAGCGGGATCATGGCTTTAAGCGCTTCTTGCCCTGATATCGCCGCGAGATAAGCCACGCCGCCATCGGCCATTTTGCTGGTCTTTCGTTCTATATCTTCCAGCAGGTCGAGGGGGTCTCTCAGTTTGCCTGTCGCATCTTTGGCTTTCACCCCCAGCGCATCAAGCGCCCCCCTCACTTCTTTTGTCGGCTTGACCAGTCTGGTCAGGATGGCGCTGATCCCCGTGCCCGCCATCGAGCCTTGCACCCCCGCATCCCCCAGTTTGCCAGCCATCGCGGATACTGTTTCCATGTCCACACCCAAACCGGCTGCAATGGGAGCGGCATATTTCATCGTTTCCCCCAGCATTTCGAGGGAGGTATTTGAGCGGGTGAAGGTGGCAACCAGCGAATCACCCACTCGACCCATTTCAGTGGCGGGCAATTGGAACCCAGACAGGATGTTCGAGGCGATATCGGCTGTTCTGGCAATCTCCATGCCGCCCGCCTTAGCCATGTCGAGGATGCCTGGCATCGCGGCTTTGATGTTTTGCGGCGTAAATCCCGCCATTGCCAAAAAACCCTGACCGCCCGCCGCATCCATGGCGGTGAAGCTGGTCGAGGCGCCGAGATCCCGCGCTTGTTGGCGGAGCATGGCCAGCTCTGCGCTGTCCTTCTGCAGGCGGGTGAGAGCCTGCACCTTTGACATCTGGGCGTCGAAGTCGAGGCCGACCGAGGCGATGGAGTTGATCTTGTAGAGGCCCGCCGCGCCGGTGGCCATGCCGGCGGCGCCATAGCCTGCCATGGTGCCGCGCATCGCCATCGTCTTGTCGTAGTTGGCCTTCACCTGGGCGATGCGTTTTTGCTGAGCGGCGACCTGGGTCAGCTTGCTGCGCTGTTGTTCGAGCTGGGCGGTGGTGGCGGTCAAATCGGATTTGAGCTGGCGCTGGTGCTGGCTCAGCTGTCGGGTGTTGATGCCCGCCTGCTGCATCGCGGCTTTCATGGCGCCGTGACGGCTGACCATCTCACGCTCTTTGTTGGTCAGGTCACGCACGGCCCCTTTGGCCCTTTCCAGTTCACGGGTCATGGCTTTGGTGGGGTTGGCGGTGGCAGCCAGTTCTTTGGCCATGCGCTGGGCGGTTTGCTGCGCTTGGGTCAGCTCTGCCCGGGTGGCGCCTATCTGCTTGCCGAGAGTGCGATAGCCGTCAACCTGGCCGCTCTGTTTTTCCAGATCGCGAACTTTGGCTTTGGTGTCGGCGAGGTCTTTGGCGGTGATGCGGCTTTGGCCGGTGACGGCCTTGAGGGGGGCGGTGAGTTTGTCCACCGCCCCGAGCAGGATTTGTAACTTGAGGGTGCTCATGATTCGTCTGCCCCGTTGATTTGGTTGTATCGCTCAACAAGGCGTTGGTGCCAGCCCATCAGCTCGTCGAGCTCCATGGCCGCCATTTCAGATGGCGGCCAGTGGGCGATGATGGCGAGATCTGCCATCAGGTCGTCTATGCAGTGAGGTAAGCCAGCTTCTTGGGTAACAAAAAAGCGGCTACTTCCTGCCCCAGTTGCATCAGGTCAGCCGGATCCATGCCGCTGATGTCCACCTCGGTCAGCGCTGGACTGGTGATGCGTGGCAGCAGTTTGGAGAGGGCGTTGATATCCATCTGCAGGATGTCGGTCATGTTGAGGCCGCGCAATTGCCCCGCCATGGGCTTGCGGACGACGATTTCACTGATGGTCTGCTCGCCGTGCTGGATGGGATTGTCTAGGGTGACAGTTTTCTGAGTCATGGTGTGTTCCTTGATCAGTATGTGGTCACGGGCGGCAGCGCCGCCCGGTGGTGGTTGGGTGGGTTAGAGGCCGATGGCTTTGCGATGTTCTTCCATCAAGTCTTCGCCGCCGACTTTCCAGATCATGTTGATGAGGTCGATCTCGACCAGTTCTTCACCGTCGACGGTCACCTTGTAGTAGGTGTTGGCCATGCTGACCTTTTGCTGGGTGTTGTCGCCGGTTTTGAGGGTGCCGCCATCCAGCTCTTTGATGCGGCCACGCTGAACGATTTCGACCGAAGAGACCTGGGCGGTGTCGTCGCGCTGGAAGGAACCCGCAAAGCGGAGCATGACGCCGTCAATCTTGGCCTGATGCTGCTTTTTGAACAGGGCTGCTTCGTAGCCGCCGAAGGTGAATTCGGTATCGAGGGCGCCATCATCGAGGCCCATGTTGATATGGGCCGCACCCGGCATGCCGCCGCCGCGATACGCTTCGAGTTTCAGTGTCAGTTTGGCCGGGGTGTACTCTTCGCCGACGCCGATCCAGTTCTCGCCGTCGAGGAACATGTTGAGGTGCTTGAGTTTGCGAGGCAGTGCCATGGTTGATGCTCCTTATGCGGCGGCCACGCGGGCGGCGAAGTCGACCAGGTAACGGTCGGTGATGCGCTGCTGGAACATGAGGTTTTCAAGCGGCGGCACGGGGGTGTAGTCGTAGTCGATGTAGAGCTTGCCGGCCTTGAGGGTGTCTTTGTCGTTGACCTCCTCGTTGTACCAGCAGTCGAACCCGATGAGATAACCGAGACTGACCAGCTCGCGGCCCTTGGCCTTGATGCCTTCGATGATGTCTTTGACCAGGGTGGGGGTCATCGGCTTGTCGACCGCCCACATGTGGGCATCGGCGATGGTGTCGGCGAGGATCTGGGCGGTGCGGGTGTAGTTCTCGAACTGGAACAGGGGATCATCAGAGCAGGTGCGCGAGCCCCAGAAGCGGAACCCTTCTGACTGGATCAGGCAGGTGACATCGTTGGCATTGAGCAGGCCCGCGTCAGTGTCGGGGTCTTGCAGGCTCCAGAATACTTGCTTGGTTACCCCTTCCACGCCAGTGACGGCGACGTTGGAAAGTGTCTTGTGCCAGCCCACTTCTTTGTCGATCTTGGCGCGCATGGCCAAGGCTTTGGCGGTGGCCCAGATAGCGGCCTCGGCATTGGCGGTGGTATCCCACTTTTTGAAATCACCGTGCACCAGCATGACTTCGCGCTGGCCGAAGTTCTGGCGGTAGGCCAGCGCCTCTGTCGGGGTGTTGCAGCCGTGGGTTGAGACATAGGTGAAGGCGCGCAGTTTGACCGCCACGGCTGCCAGTTCAGTGGCCACCGGCAGGGT